CGGGAGCCATTTCTTTTAACGGTTGTTTGGTATCATCGTCCAGCTCATCATCTAGCGCATAACCATCAATATTTTTACTGATGTACTTCGCCACATAACCGGTGGCGCTGCCCTTGTCTGGGTCGATGGCCTCCGCGTGAAAACGGGCTTTTCTGGCCTTATTGCTGTTCAATTCTTTGCTGTCTTCTTTGAAGGCATAATCACGCAAAATCTCACGTACGCGATCCACGTTCTCTGGCTCCATAAACATCAGCATGTGCCAGTGCGGGGTCCCATCATGATGGGGTTCTGCAACGCGAATGCCGAAAATCCGCAAGTCCTCACGATGCAACTTGGCCCGCACACGTTCCCAAACGCTGCGCAAATAACGCTGCGTATCTGCGGGACTTGAACCATTCCATTTGCTATTGCTGTAACCGGCTTTCGTGGTGGCGTGATATTTAGATGGTGCGGTCAGGGTATAAAACTCCCCGATATAGCCGAGTTGATTACAGATATTTTCAAAGCCACGGATACGAGTCATTAACTCGCAGCGACGGATCGCCGGATTTGCCACACTGCCATCGTATTTGTCGATCAAGCTGATGCGGTTGCCTTCGGTGTCTTCCAGTTCCATGCCTTTCAAGAATTCACGGGTACGGCGTTTTTGTTCCCGCCATTCGCCTATTGTGGTGCGGCTGGCGTAAGGATTGCCTTTTTTACTGACGTTACGCAGCGCGATCTGCAGGTGTTCACGCCATTCGTTTGACTTCCGACGTAAGTGATTACGCCACCATATGGGTGACGTCATTCGGAAAATCGCTGAACTGGCCTCCGCCTCAATAAATACCTTGTTGTTAATGCGATCCCATAACGGCGGCGTTTGGCCCAATTGCTGCGTGATGGCACCGGCGCGCTGATACATCGCCCACCCCAGACGCAGATCACTGGCTTCTGGCATTTGGTCACTAATAAATCCCAGCTCAAGTCGCATATAGGTAGCAGTGTCTTCCGCCAGCAATTCAACATCTGCGCGGGACATATCAGGGAGTTTATTAAAACGGCCAAACAGGGAGGCATTCCCCTCTGTCATTTTTGGCAGGCGGTAGCGCTTAGTGACTAATTCAAGGCGTGGCAATGTGCGCTTAACAAATGAATTGATTAAGTACGCATTGGCTCGCTGAATCCCGTGCAGGCGTTCAAGATTATCAACACGGCGGGAAATATCCCTGCGCACGCAGCTGGCTTGCTTCTCAAGTTTTTTATGCGCATGTGACAACGCCGCGATCAGGCGATCACGACGGTTAGCTTCTTCAATAGCAAGTTCGTAGGCTTCGCTTTGGCTCAGCGGCTTATTTCTAAGCCGCTGGTAAAACTCGTAATACGGTGACTCGATGGCTGGACGTGGTGCGTTCCATGGGTATGGCCATTCAACTGCATCCACCATCACTCACCGCCAAGCAATGAAACAACCTGCTGACGAGTGAACAGCTCAATAACCTCAATACGAAGCCCGTCCGCAGCCCACGCCTCAACAATGCGGTTCTTCATATCCATTGAATTAACATCCATCACATTGATGATGTCGCCATTAGCATCATATGCATGGACCAAATACTGGTATGGCTGGGGTAATTGTTTGCTCATAGCGCAGCCCCTTTGTAGTGCTTATTCTTAAGCTCGTTAACTTCCTGACAAGTCACACAGCAGGTAACACCGGCCACAGCCAAACGGCGCTGCTCGGGAATAGGTTCACCGCCCCCTTCACAGATAAACGCCGAAACGCCAACCGTCCGAGCGGTAGCGTTTTTAATCTGGCGTTCTAGGATTTCTTGCTGGCGCTCTTGCGCCATATCCATTTGGTCAGCCATTAGTGCAACTCCTGCGTCTGATGTTGGATCAATTCACTTTCTTTGCGCAGCAGCTCGGCCACCTCAACGTGGTTTAGTTCCTTGCCCTGAATGTGATTAGCTAAGTTCTGCAAACGAACAGCCATGACCTCACCACGATTACGACGCTCATCCATGCGGGCGTTCGTCAGTAAAACTTCCAGATTAAGTTCCGCTTTCATTTCTCTTACTTCGATATTGTTCATTATTGAATTCCTGTTTTTAGGCAAAGGGATGCCCGACGGGTTTACGTCAGTTTTATTTCGTTACGAGTTAATTAGGCATTGAGAGCTGTTTAGGAAATAAGCTCACGACTGCCTTTAAATGATTCATTGCGCTAATTAGCGCTTTCTTCTCGGCAATCGTCAGCTCACTGAATTCAACTTCATGACGAGCAGCCGGAATATTAGCTAGATAAAATATAGCGCCAAGCACACGTTTATTTTCTGCATAATGTTTGTCGCTGATGTCATGCATATCAGAGATAAAACGTACCAGATCTTTACCGCAATCATCACCAAAAAACTGACCGCGAAGGATAGCGATCTGGGTTAATCCATTAAAACGGTCACCAACGTTTATCGGTACAGTGAGCGCAGCTTCTGTGTTAGCCATGCAACCCCCTTTTTACTGCTAGTCATTCCAGCAATAAGCTGGCTCTGGTTTCTCGATGGATGCCAACGAGTGCCATTTTTCAATTCAACCCAACCATGGCTTACATGACACTGACGAACTGGGCTTTGACGTTTGAGCAAAGGCGCAACGGAAATAGTCATAATCACCTCAGTTCATACCAAACGTAGCGCCAATGCCGGTTAAAGCATCCACAGCAGACGACAAAGTGGGATTAGACTGCACACGCGCCTGCATGGTGATACCTGCCAGCGTTAAGCAACGGACAGCCGAATTTACGGTGCGCTTAAAATCAGCCAAGCGAGTCATGTTCATGTGACCACCGGCCACGGTATCAGCGGCCAGCTTGCCAACTTCAGCAGTGGCATTCAGGACATATACAGGAATGTTCTCCCCTGCAATCTCGTTTAATGGCACAGAGGGGTGACACTGCATCTGCTCCAGCCAACCATCCAGAATCGTCGGGTCTTCGGTTTCATCAGTCAGACGCATAACATCAACGCATGTCAGTTGGTGCGGTTGCTCTGGGTTTAGCTTATTGCGCAGCATTTGCGGGTTCATACCAACACGGTCAGCAATCGCTGACAGTTCACCTTTATGGCGCAAAGCGAAAGAACGACAAGCCTCATCGAACTGTGCGTGTTTGGAATCTTTAAAATCAAACATGGTTGCTTCTCCGAACATATCGCAATATCGAACTAACCAATGGAGAGTTCGCAATTAGCTAAAGCATCCACGGTGAGAGCCGCCATATTGATCATGACTTTCTCTCGCTTTTTATCTTTGCGGAGGCGGTGACGAGGCAACCGACCATCATCAAGCATGTCATTGATGGTATCGACCGGAACCCCTGTTAATTCGCTATATCTCTCAATTGAGACATGCGGGGTAAGCAAGGTGATTGAAATGTTAGTTTTCATGGTGCAACATTCCCCGTTTAGAGGTGATTACTTCTGGTGAATAGTGATAGTTCACTTCATGTGACCATGAGAACTTTACGATCACACAGACCAATCGTCAACACAAAAGTTCACACGGTGTGATTTATGGATTTAACGAATGGCGGGCGTGGCGCAATTGAACGAATGGTTCAGGCGTATGGTTTCAAGACTCGGCAACAACTTTGCGATCAGCTTGGTGTGTCTAAAAGCACATTAGCAACGCGCTATATGCGTGACTCTTTCCCTTCAGATTGGGTAATTCAGTGCGCGCTAGAAACAGGAATGTCTTTACGCTGGATCGCATTTGGAGCAGGCCCACAGCAAGACGTGGGTGACATTGATGTTTCTACGCTTCCAAAATCAAAACTCATAAATGGGAAGTTACAGGAAGATGGCTTTTATCTATTCGATAAGTCTTTTCTTCCTGAACAGCTGCAGAACCCTATCGTTATTGTTGAGCAGGATGCAGAGCATATCTGTGAACGCCATTTTGAAGATGTTCGCGATGGGAAGTGGGTTGTCGATATCGATGGGGAGATTAGTGTTCGTGAACTAGCTCGCCTTCCGGTTAATCGTATTCGTGTTGAAGGTGGAAAACTCCCCTTCGAGTGTTCTCTAACAGATATCAATATCATCGCAAAAGTGCTTATAAATTGTATTAAATAAAAGGAGCAGTCCGTGGCAGGCAGAATTTTTTTATACGTTAACTCTAATAAACAAATACGCGTTCAACACATTCATGATGTCACGGAAAATGATACTTATTTTCAAGGCATAAGCCTACTGGATAGCGAACACGGTAAACTGAAAACATACCGTAAAGATAGAGTCATTCAAGATCTAGATTCTCTACCTGAAGATGAAGAAGTTTATATCCGTGATATTGATGTAACGCGTTACTTCCCTAGTAAGCAAAAAAAAGAAACCTTTGATGTTTGTTTTACTGGCTTTAAAAAAGACCGACGAGCAGAACTTGAGCAGCTAGCTACCGATAATGGAATGTTAGTGAGAAAATCCGTCACACAGAAATTACAGGTTTTGTGCTGTGGGGATAATGCAGGACCAACAAAGGTTAGAAGTGCAAGAGATATGAATATACTTATCTTCGATGCTCATCAGTTTATTAACTTGATCAATACTGGTGAGCTGGAGATGAACCAATGACCACTGCTCTAAATTGGGACTGGAGTAATGAAGCAGATTTCAATGATGAAAAAGTATCAGCAGATTTACTAGAAAGAAATAAATACGCAAAATATATTTATGAAATATCCTCAGCAAGAGGCAAAGATAACCATTTTGCGCTTAATATAAATGCACAGTGGGGGGCAGGAAAAACTCACTTCGTGAAGAGGCTTGCATCTACAATAAAAGACGCTCACCCGACAGTGTATATCGATGCATGGAAACAAGACTATTCAGATGATCCTTTGCTAGCTATATTCTCTTGCATCATAGAACAACTCGGCCAACAATCAGATAAATTCATTACCATCTCTAAAAAAGTCGAGAAGAAATTAATATTCCTCTTTAAAGATCTGGCTCCATTATTAATCAAAGAGGCTATAAATGGCGCTACAGGAACAAAACTAGGTGATGCAGCCAAGGGAATTACAGAGGGGTTGATAAAACTTCATAATAATAAAAACAATGCAATCATCGATATAAAAAAGGACATTTCCGAGTGGGTTCAGTTAATAAAAAACCAAGATGCAATGGAAAAAAATCTTCCTATTTATATTTTCATTGATGAACTTGATCGTTGTCGTCCAAGCTACGCAATAAAACTTCTTGAAATAGTCAAGCATATATTCGATGTCAGTGGAGTTGTTTTTATTATTTCAACAGACACCAATCAACTCCAGCATTCAATAAAAGTCATTTATGGGAATGAGTTTGACGCATCACATTACTTAAGCCGCTTTTTTGACAGAAGATTTATTTTACCTTCCCCATCAATTGAGCAATTGTTAAAAAAACAAAGCCCTGACAGTGTATTGTTAAATTTTAATAGTTTAGAATACAAACTTCATCCACAACCAACCAATGCTGATTCTTTTATTAAATCCTGCAGTTCTATTTTTCAATGCTTAAATATAAGCCTTCGTGAGTCAATAAAATGCTATGACAAATATTGCGATCTACTCTTAACGCAAAATATGAATGTAAATGGTTATTTACTTCTTATGCTAATATGTTTATCTGAAAACAACATCGCTTTATATTCTGAAGTTAAACATAATCACAAATCATTGTCATTGAACCAGCCATTAGCACAGCAGGAAGTAACCCTTTCTTTCGATCTTTCGACTGAAGTAACAGGGGTTTTACGTTTTGCATCAAAAAACGGGTATTCTACCCCTAACGGTTTCGCAAGCCAGTATATAACGACAAATATAATTCATTATATTAAAACTGCAATAGATGTGATAAATATAAAATACCCATACACAGTACAAGGAAACCAAAAAGAGTACTGGTCAGATGGAGCATTATCAAATGACAGCAGTTTAGAGTCGTTTCTAAAAATGGCATCAACAAGAACCAAGACTAACAATAAAGAAATGCCTATTTCTAATTATTTTGAGCTGGTTGAGCTTTCCACCCTAATCTCTTAAGAGATGTATATTTTACTCATCAATAAACATTGACCACTGTTTTTATATACAGCTAAAATTAGCCCTCAGACATGAGGGCTTTTTTGTGGCAGTAAGTAAACAATCATCAGGTAAATGGCTATGCCAGTGTTTTCCCAGCGGACGTGACAACCGGCGCATTCGCAAACTGTTCGCGACTAAGGGGGAAGCCTTAGCCTATGAGCGTTTCATTATGTCTGAGGTGAATGATAAACCTTGGCTGGGTGAGGTTGAGGATCGTCGACGGTTAAGTGACATCGTTGAGCTATGGTACAACCTTCATGGCCAGTCGCTAACAGCCGGTGAACGCACACGCAAAAAGATGGATTTAGTGGTAGAAGCTCTTGGTGATCCAATCGCTAGCAAGTTCACAGCCAAAAACTTTGCCCACTATCGGAATCAACGACTCAAAGGCGAAATCTTTTTCTCAGAAAAGTGGAGCAAAGGTGCAGCCCCTGTCACGGTTAATCTGGAACAAAACTATCTGAGCGGCGCATTCAATGAACTGATTCGCTTAGGGGAGTGGAAGCTACCTAACCCACTTGAGAACGTGCGCAAGTTTGTGATCGCTGAAAAAGAGATGGCATGGCTTACACATGAGCAGATTACAGAACTGTTAGATAAAGCCAAATACTCGACTAAAGAAGATTTATCACTGCTTATTCGTATCTGCCTCGTTACCGGAGCTCGCTGGCGAGAGGCTGAAAATCTTACCCGCTCTCAGTTTTCACCATTCAAAATCACCTACACCAGAACCAAAGGCAAAAAGAACCGTAGCGTTCCCATAAGCCAATCTCTCTATAACGAGGTGGATGCACTAAAACGAGACAAGCTATTTGATGATCTGTATTTCAGTTTTATGGCATTAATTGAGCAAACTAGCATCACCCTCCCCCGTGGCCAACTGACTCACGTTCTGCGCCATACCTTTGCAGCACACTTCATGATGAATGGGGGAAACATTCTGGTACTGCAAAGAATTCTCGGACATAGCGACATTAAAATGACCATGAAGTATGCGCACTTTGCACCGGAACATCTAGAGACTACACTGCAGTTCAATCCGTTAGCTGAAAAGTAG